GTGCTGGTAGAACCGCCCGGAGAAGCAACCGTCCAATCACATTCTTCGCCAACAGCGGTTTGAACCGTGGTGCCTGCAGAAGGATTGTTGTACTGAACATCGAACAGCGTTTCAGGATCGTCGTAGACCCATGCAACGATGTTAGTTGCCGTTGTGCCGGTGGGCCAGAACGGCGAAACAACCGGACGACCGGTGGAATCGTTGTACTGACAACCAGCAAAAATACCGAGAAGGGAAATCCCATCCACGGTGCCGGAACGGGTACCATCACTGGTGCCCAACTGGATAACACCTGCATCCGTCAACTTTACAGGGTCGCCCTGAAAGATGTTGGCAGCGTAGGTGCTAGCGATCGTGTAGGCTTTCGGGCGCATCTGGCCACTGTTGTGGTAAGACGGACGAAAGCCAAAGGGTGCGCTAGTCGAAGACATAGTTTGCTCCTAAGGTTGAATGGTTCGTCAGGAAAGGTCAAAGACCGGTTCCCTATCCACACCAAACTCCCTATTTCCGTCGCCCATGTCAACACGAGTTTTAGAAGCACGCGCCTGCTGTTCCAAGAAGTCTTGAGTGTCGGTGAGTTTTTCTTCCTCACGCAACGGAGCATCGTGGTGCGCTTCACGCATGTACTTTTCGTACAGTGAAAGCGGCAGTTTGAAGGCAAGCATCTCGTTCACGCCGATGAACCCCTGCCAATCGCCCGTCTTGAGCGTTGCATATTCCCAGCCAGGAACATCTTCTGGCTTCACGGGCTCATAGCCCAAACGGATACGCATTTGGATGGAGTCACGCGGGTTTGTCGTGGTCAGCCAGCACAAGTGCCAGCCGTCTAGTTTGGGCAAATCCGGTAGAGAGGATTGGTGAAATTGCTGACGGAACATTTCTACCCGCTCATCATCGGAAATGGCGCGATTTTGTGTGGATGCACGATCCTGCATCGCGCGGTTCTCGCGACCTTCGCCAGCGGATTTCTTTAGTCGTTCGTCGGTCATGGTACTCGCTCCTTTCAGCGATTGATTGAATTAAAATCTGTTTCTATGAAAAAGGCAAGCGTTTTATGATCTGTTCGCTCGATCATATTCTGCATACCTCTTTACATATTTCTGTCGCAGCACGGGGTCGTCCCAAACGCCTGCGTCGATCAACGCCTGTTTGCGCTCAGGACTGATGTACACTTCTTTGCGCGTGCTGGTTGGCGCGTGCTCACGGCCAGACCCAACTGCTGGACCGCCACGCGGGGTGCGTTGCTCCTTGGTTCCTGTTTTGCCGAACCGCTCCGGCAACCGGCGCGCAGCACGCTTGCGCAGTTCTGTCCAGTATTCCTCGCTGCGAGGGTCGTAACCGTCTTTGGCGAGAGACTGATCGATGGCGATCACGATGGATGAATCCTCGTCACGACCTTGTGAGTCGTACCAAGGGTTCTCCTTAATGAACTCCTGCGCGTAGTGCATTGTGCGCTCGTCGATCTGTTGCTTAGGTTGCGGCGGACGCTGTTGCACATTTTGTTTCTGTGCGCTCAGTTGCTGGATGCGAGCCAGTGCCTGATCGCGGTAGCGCATTGCTTGCGTGACGTCTTCACCGTTGCCAGCCGCGACCGCTTTAGCGATAACCTTATCGGCCATCTCGGCTTCTTTGGCGGCTTGCGCGATTGCAGAGTCTATTGTGTTGAGGTCACCTTGGTGCGCACGCTGTTCTTGTGCAGTCAGGCGACGTTCAAGATCGTCGTTGCGGCTGCGCAGGAAATCCAACTCAAGTTTGTCACGCTTGATGGCTTCTTCGCGACGCTGTTTGCGCTCCAACTTCTCCTTGCGACGGCGTTCGCGGATTGCTTCACGCTCGTCGTCGTGTTCTTCTTCGTCTTCATCATCTTCTTCTTCTGTAGAGATGCGCTCGTCGTCTTGCCCGTCGTCGTCATCTTCAGCTGAGGCCCTCAGCTTGGACTCGTCTTCAACGATCACGATCTCTTCGTCTTTGGGGTCTTCTTCTTTGATCACTTCACTCATTTGTCATCTCCTTTCAGATGAACGCCTTGATCGCCAACGGGTCACCAGTTACCTGCCCGATGATGTCGAGGTCATTGAAAATTACGAACATTGCTGACTCTTTTTTGCCCATGGTTTCTTTTGTAAGAGGCACCTCCCAACGGTCTCCACCGTATTTCGGCACCCGAACAAAGTCTCCCACGTTGCACCAAGAGCCTTCCGGCCAGTGTTCCATGGTGTTGCGATTTTTGAACGCGAGTGGTCCAATGCTGATCACCTTGGCAACTTGTGTGTTCCACTTTTCAGTGTCGCGCGACTCGCTGTGCAAAATGATGCCGCCAGAAGTTTTGCTCTTCGGCGTACGGATTTGAACCAGAACGCGGCTTCCAAAAGGCTGCACTCCAGCGTCTGCCGCCGGAAACGCCTCTGCCAAAGCGTTCTCAGATGTCATTGTCACCGTTTTTCTCCTCATCAACAAGTTTCAAGAGCACATTGATCGCCGCCTCATAACCGGCGAATATTCCAACGCGCAACCCGTACTCAAAGGCGTCGCGTTCCTGTGGCCGTCTCAAGGCGTCAACAGCAAACTTCTGCTGCTCTTCCTTGAGACGGTTCAACAAGAGGGTTTCGAAGTTCATGCCGGTGTCTTCGGTCCAGAACTCTTAGAAGGTGGTGTGTGCTGGCCGTCACACTTTTCGCCTGCGGCCATGCGGTGATGCTGGGGAACTTCAGCCGTGTTCATTGGAACTTCTTTGGCTTTGTTGGGATTGTCGCTCATGATGCGCTCCTTTTCAAGGGTTGGGGTTGATGCCTGTGCCGGTGCTCACCGAGACTCGTTCGCCAGTTGCCAATTCGGCTGCAGCGAGCAATTTCGCGGTGTCGTTGTCTGCCGTGTTCATGCGCTCGCGTGCGGCGATGTCCGCAGCGGTGCGCTCGTTTTCGGCAATTTGCTTCATCTGCTCTGCCTGCAGCTTTTCTGCCTGCTCCTGCTGGCGTGCGGCCAGCTTTGCGGCTTCCAGTTGCTGTTGCGTTTGCAGCTTCTGCTGATCCAGTTGGACGCGTGCCTGATTGTACTGCGCACGCTCTTGCAGTGCCTGACCCTGAACTTGCGCGTTCATCTGTGCAATCTGCATGCTGTTGTCGGGCGGCATCGGAGGCTGCGGCTTGAACTGCTCGGCGAACTCCGTGAGCGCGGCCAGTTCCTGACCGAACGAACCAAGCTGCTTTTCGATCAGTTGTTGAACCTGAATGATCAACTTGACCTGCTCTTCCGCTTCTGCCTCGATCAGTTCTTCGCGTTGCGCTTTGTCCACGGCGTTGTGAGCCTCCACAAGGTAGTAGTTCAACAAGTGATCTTTCAAGTGCTGCGCAATCGCATAGATGCACGCTTGCATGATTGGCGGGTTGGAACCCAGCAACGGCGACTTCAGGAACGCCATATGCGTCATGATATGCGCGATATGATCCTGGCGCGGCAAAACGTAAAGCGGTCTGCCCATCGACGCCGCCACGTTCTCGCTGACCGGATCCATGTCCTCGCTGGCCATCTGTGGCTGCATGACATCGTCCGGCGTGATCTTCAGTGTGCGCAAGAACATCTCTTCGACCTTGCGCGGGTCGTACAGCTGCGGCATCATTTGTGCGCGCTGCATGATGGCTTGCGTTTGCGCGAAGCGTTGCGTCTCGCTGAAGATTGCCGGATCGCTGACCGGCATCACGTCCATCGGACCATCGAAGTCGCTGGGGTCGATCTCCAAACCTGCGTTGTGCGCCTCGATGTCTTCTTCGGTCAGGTACGCGCTGTTCAGGCGGTGCAAGATCGAAAAACACTTTTCCATCGCGTTGTGCAGTCGCGAATGGATGGACGAGAAAACCACCATGCCCTGCTCGATCAGCGCCATCGTCGTGCCGACCGGCTGATTGGGGTTCTGGTCGCTGAGTTTCTCGAACGACGTTTGCACGACGCCTTTGCCCGCATCGACCAAGAAGCCCAGCAGCTGGAACAACACCGGACTCGGACCATTGAACGGCAGAGGCATCGCCAGCTTGCGAACATCGTCCACCATCGCGCCGCCGTCCAGTTCAACAACCTCGGTGGGCTGGACGTTGATGGTCTGACCGTTCGGTCCACCTTTCAACTTGAGCAGTGTGGGGACGTTCTGAATGTGTGCGCTGTCCAACAATGCGCGCAACGCGCCAGTGGCCGCGCCGCTCAAGCCGCCAATCATGTGGGTCAACCCGATCGGGTACGCACCACGCCACGGAACGAACGGGAACTCAACGATCCAATCCAGCTCATTGCGCAGTTCGTCGTCCGGCTCCCAGTTGCGGTAGAGCGCCAGCGGCAACTCGGTGGTTTTGTCGATGCTGAGGATGTAAGGTTCCAGCCCGTCTTCAAACTCCAAGAACGTGTAGATCTCGTAGATGGTGCGCAGACCGTCTTCGTTGTAGCTGGATTCCTTGCGACCTTCGATCTTGTCGTTGGCGATGGACGACTTGCTCCAATCGATCTCGCCAGCGTAACCAAGGTCCACGTCGATGTACATGCCGCTCTTGACGCGACGCTGGTATTCCATCTTGGTTATGTACTGGACGTGCGTCTTGCGTTCGGCGGTGTAGAAGTTCGTTGCGGCGAACGGCAGGTAAATGTCGTCGATCGGCACGAACTCGCTCATGGGTCGGCGACGCTGCGGATTCCACATGAACTTCATGTACTGCCCACCGCCGAGCGGCAACTGCGTGCTCAGCTGTTCAAGTTCGCTGCGGAACTCGGGCATCTGCTTGGTGGTTTGCCAGTTCAGGAACTCTGTTTTGCGTTCAGCCTTCTCGACCTTCTTCTTGTCCTGCTCGCCGTAGATCTTCGACTTCACTGGACCGTTGGGCGGAAAAATCTCTTTCATGAACCGCGCCGAGAAGTCCACGCACGCCTCGACCAGCATCGGGTGAACGACCTTGTTCGCGCCGGTGAACTGCGCGCCTCCAGGAGCGTCGTCGCCCAACCCTGTGCGGCGCAGACCTTCCTCGTACTGCTTGTCGCGTTTTTCGCGAGCCTCTTTGTCTTTTCCGATCTTGTCGAGCAGGTCGGTGACCGCGACCTTCAGCGCGGCTTGGTCAACCTCTTCGACAATGTTGGCGAAATGCGCGAGGTTGCGCTTCTCGTCTTCGTCGTTTTCCATGCGCAGGACTGCGCCACCGTCTTCGGTGTCTTCTACGTCTGGAAGTGAGTCCTCGTAGGAGACAGTTTCGCCTTCTTCGAGGGACTCGTCGTCGCGTTCGTTGATATCAGACATGGGTTCCCTCTCTGAATTTTTTCACAATTGTGTCGACCAAAGCCGGATCGTACTTGATGTAACCGCCTTCGGCTTTGTTGAGTCTGGTTCCGAGGTCGGAGGAGCGTTGACGAGCGGCGCGTACGGCTTCTTCGATTGTTTCGTACGAGTTGTACTTCTTGCCGCTCTTGAGTGCGCGCTCCACCGCCGTATCGTCGTCGACCACTTTACGATCCCACAACGAAGGGATGTTGGTCGGACGACCTTCGTTCAGGCGCGGATCTTGCACCGTGATCGAGATCTCGGTCGAAACGCTGCCGTCCGGATTCTGCACAGCCTCGAACCCGTCGTGCGTTTTGAGACCGCCTTTTGCGTAACCGTTGCCGACAGAAGCCATGAGTGCTTCGACCGCTGCGGGATCGTATGCTCTCACTGCGCCACCGGCTGCGTAACCAGGAACGCCTGCGTCGCGCAACACACTCGTGACGTAGTTCTGCGTCTCGCGGAACGGCGGGATGCCATTGTGCTTGCGGACGTTGCCTGGACCAGCGTTGTACGCCGCCAATGCGAGAGGCAGTGAACCGAACTCGTCCCACTGCTGGCGCAAGTAACGTGCGCCGCCTTCGAGGTTCTGTCGCCAATCCGTCGGGTCGACGCCCAAATCACGAGCCGTTCCAGGCATCAACTGCGCCAAGCCAATCGCACCCTTGGGGCTGCGAGCGTTGGGGTTGTATGAGCTTTCGTTTTGAATTAACGACACGAACACATTCGGCGGCAGACCGTACCGTTCAGCGAGCATCACAGCTGTGTCGCGGTAAACGTCTCCGGTGAGCGCAACAGATTCGCCAGTCGGCACGGCAGCGGTTGTTGTCGGTCGCGGTGGCGGACGCGTCGGGCTGCGCGAAGCAGGCGTCTCAGCCGTGTCCAAGCGGAACTCCTGCGCGTCTTGCTTGCGCTGCAGAGAACGCAGACGATTCAACTCAGCCATGAACCCTTCGAGCAACGAGGGACGAACCTTGCCGCCTTGTTCGTACTTCTGATACAGGTCTTCGAGGCTCACAGAGCCGCCTTGCTGCATCGGCACGGAAAGAACCTCGAAGATCTTGTCGCTGTAATTTGTTGGCTGCAAGATGCCACGTGAGCGCAAGAAGTTCTCCAACAACGGCATCAGCTGAGAGCGGTTGCGTCCAACGATGTTGTACTCCTGCGCGAAACCCTTGGCCAGTTCTGAATATTGGTCCATCGGGTTCTGCGGAGACGTGTCGCCTCGATCTTGGCGCATGGCGGCTTCAGCAGCGTTCCGAGCCAGCGTCGCGTCCGTCCGTGCAAAGTAGTCTTGAATCTGCGCGGGGTTGTAACCGGCGTTCATCAAGTTCTCACGCTGCGTGTCGCGACCACGGAACATGCCAGCTTGCCAACCCATCTTCAGATCGTTGGCGATGCCTGAGGGGATTGACTTGAGTGTTTCTAAAAATCCCATCGGTTGCGAAGGCTGCGCCACGTTGGCGTTCATAGGCGTCGGCGTTACGGTCGGCGTTACGGTCGGCGTTACGGTCGGCGTTACGGTCGGCGTGTCGTCCGAGGCAAAGATGTCGCGGCCTAACTCAACCATGTTGCCGAGATCGGACGCCATCGTGCGTGCAACCATTGGCTCTTGACGATCAGCGGGTTTCGCACCGCCTCCGATTCCGGTGACGCCTGCAGCTTTCATCGACGCAGCCGCCTCTGCGCGAGCCCTGTCATCCCGAACGGTTTGAGCAATCACAGCAGGGCTGACAGACCGCGAAGCAGTCGACCCGTCATCTCTTGTGAGATCTGGGTATCGCTGCGCTAAAGATCCGCCTTGCCCGCTAAAAGTGTTGACGCGCAGATCCGCAGCCCTGTCATAAGGACTAATCGTTTGACCAATCCTATTGACGCCCGCAGACCGCATCGATGCAGCCGCTTCTGCGCGAGCCTTCTTTTCCTTGTCCTTCGCCGCAGCAGCTTTGTTGGCCTCGGCCATCGTCCCCCAACCGCCTCCAGGAGCCAT